GAGAAGAACTCGTCTTTAAAGTACTTCAGTCTTTCATCAGTTGTCATCTTTAAAAATCTGTCATAATCTTTAGCAGACTCAAAGAAGTACATAACTTTATAAAGAAGAGAGTTTGTTTGTGTCTTCTTATATTCGGAATAAGCATCAACAAACATATTAAAATGCTTGCCTAGTCTTCCGCCAGAATCAATAGCAGATAGTCCTTGACTCTTAACAATAGCCATAGCAGCTATCATTGCGGGATCAAAGTACTGACCATTTACTAAGAACTCATACTCACCTCTAGTAAGCATGTACTTATCATTGATTCCTTTATTATGAATCATCTTAGCAAAGTCACGGGCATTGGTAGCAAACTTTGTATAACCACCAGTTAACTGAGCAGACCGAGCAAAGACCTCATTAAGCTCATGTACTGATAGTGTTTGATCTGCCATCTGCTTATTGATATTTGTGATTTCTTTAACAAGCGCGCCAGCAGTGTCGTAGAACTCTGAGCTATTTAAAATTCTGGTCGCAATTAAAACAGCTTTCTGAATATCCAATAGAATTGATTTTGTCCAAGACACATCAATTGGATTCATTTGCTGCATTATGGTTTTAGCTTCTGTTAGTAATACCTTTGAAAAAGTTTGTACAAAGAATTCTTCAGCATTAATTAAATGATAGGTGCTTAAGAATCTTTCATTTAAAAGAGGATCGTCTAACTTTAAAGTAGACTTAAAACCTTTTTCTTGAACTAAACTCATACCAAAAGATGAAACAGCTTTGTTATATAACTTTAGATTAGTTAAATAAATATTTCCTGTTGCTCTTGACTTGAAATAAGCATGACCCATTTCGTGAAGAATAGAAGAAATACGCTGCTTTGATCTTGCTTTGGGTGACAAGAAGTAACCAAAGTTTGCGTTTAGTGTAATCTTCTTTTTATCTAGTTGCCATTTAGCAACTGTTACTGAGTCACTTACTGTTGACTGTGTTCCAGTAATTGGATCAGTTTTAACTGTTGTGAATTTCTCAACACCAAACTCAAGGAAAGGAACATCGCTAAAGTTTAAGTGAACTACAGAAGCAAATAAAAGAATGCGATCATCACTTGTAATTAAAGAGTTAGTTACAAGATCATCAACATAATTAGCAAACTTTGTGGCAGCATCTTTGCTACCAGATACAATAGCTACAAAAGCATTTGATACATCTGCTTTGTTATCATTAATATATTTAATCTTAGCTACTCTATCTTTGTCTACTTTAGCAATATTAATAGCGTTTCTGATTTGTAGTGATAGCGCATTAAAGATTGTTTCTTTACGCTCTTTAGCTCCTGCAATATCTCTTACGGCATTCTCAGTTGTTTCGCTGATTTCTCCAGTAAGCTTAGCTTCTAAGATAGCTGCATCTACAACATCTGTTGCTTCTGCTGGAATACCAGCCTTTACAGTTGCTTCTCTTTCTGGAGAAGTTGCGGCAGACTCAATAGCTTCAAGTAACTTATTAGCTGCTTCTTCAGCTGCTACTTTTCTTTCGGCTGCTGGCTTTGCTGTATCTCTTGCTTCCTTAATCAAATCAGGAATATTACGCTGAGATTTCTTTTTAAGTCCTTCTAGTTCTGCCTTTAGTGCCTTGTAGCGGTCAGAGCCAAGACGCTTACGGAGTCTAAAGAATTCTCCCTTGCGCTGTCTTTCCAATTCTTCATAGACACGCTCTCGTTCTTTTGGTAAACCTACAGCTTCTGTTTCCGCTTTCTTGGCGTCTTCCAAAAACTTTTTACCAGCAAACAAAACACGCATCTTATCTGATACAGACATTTGATCAAAGACTTCACCAGCTTCAATAAATCGCTCTGAACCTTCATTGCTAGTGCGCCGAGCAAGTTCAGTCATTACTTCGTGAATGTTTCTAAAGACACGGTTTGGTGCAGCTCTGGCAATATACTCTGCTGTAGTTTCACTTTCATATCGGCGTGTTCCTACATCTTCTGGTGTGGCTCTAGCTGCTTCAGCTGAGTTAAGAGCTTCTCTTGTTTCGACACGATCAACTCTTGCTTCTGTTGCAGTAGCCATCTTTTCTGCTGTTACATCTGTTCCCTCAATTGCTGCTTCTTTTGCAAGCTTTTCTGGAACTGGTGCATCAATGATTGGCTTTTCTGCCTTCTTCATAAGACCAGAAATATTATCAATTGTATTACCTAGTGGAGTTCCTTCAAGGGTAAGACGCTTATCTAATGAGTTTCTTAAGCCACGATTAGAATCAATCTCTACACCCTGTAGTCTGTTTCTTACAGCACCAATACCACTGCGGAGAAGACCACCACCAAGACCGAATACACCACCAAAAGCCAAGCCTTCTTCTAATGCCGTTGTAGCAATCAAAGAAGCATTGTAGTCTGTAAGTGCGTATGGATTAGCATACAATGTTGCTGCACCAAACGCAATTTCTCTCTGCTGTCTAGCATACTCAGCTAAGCCACCTTGTACTGCGCCAAATGTAAACGATGCCGCTGCTCCACGCAGCAAGCCAAAGTTGCTGACATAAGAAGGCATAATACCAATAGGCAGTTTATAAAGTGTTTCAGTTGTGTATGCTGTAGCTCTTAAGGCTTTACCAGTTACAGAAGCAGAATCATACACTCGCTTTAAGCGCATAAACAAAGATGTTCCACCCAAAGCTGTAGTTGCTGCTTCTGCTCCAATAACACCAGCAGTAAGACCAGCAGCAGTACCAGCACCGGGAACAAGAGATCCAATAGCTGTTGAAAGACCAACTAATGATAACTCAGCCGCAATACTTGGAATAGTATCAGGGCTATTAATCATTCCACCAACAAGTCCATCTCTAAATAAACGAGCATAGTCTAGTGTTGTTGGTTTATATGTACCCATTCGTTTCTGAATATCAGTAACATTTAGTTGATGCATGATACGCATCATAGCATGATCCGCATTTGGGGAATCGCTGACAAAAGAAGAATCAATTCCGTTTTCAAGTAAGTATTGATTTACAATAGGATTTGAAAACTTGCTTTCAAACCAATTATCTGGTTTAAAGTTTGGGTCTTGTCTTGATACAATCTTTTCAATATCCTTAGTATCTCCAGCTAACTCTGTATCTGACAACGAACTAGTGATTCCAAATAAATCTTGTGCAGCAAACTGATCAAACCAGTTAAATCCTAGCTTTTGATCCGCTTTGCTTTGGGCTTCTGCGTACAATAGCTTTGTAGAAATATCTCTAATTTGCTTCTGTCGATCAGTAAGTTGATCATAAGGTAAACCACTAAGATCTTGTAGCTGCTCGGCTTCAAGCATCATGCTCAGATTTTTTCTATCTGCATCTAATGCTTCTGGGGTAAGCTCGCTATCCCCATAGCGCATTGGGGATAGCGGAGCCTTACCGATTAGTTGTCGCCATGCAGCACCCTTAGTAGGATCATTGGCAATACCAAGAATACCATCTGATACGCCAGTGAGATTTCCTTCTAATGCGCCTAAAGCCTGAGTCAAAGCATAAAACTGATTATAAGTTTCGACCTGCTTAATGTCACCTTTTACATATGAAAGAGGATCAGTAAGCCGCGCTGGATCTAGAAACTCTAGGTTATCACCATCATAAGCAGCCAATACTTGGGCTGGTCTATAGGCATTTAGTTGGAGAAGACCAGCTGATGGTTTCTCCGAAACTATAGGAAATCCTTCTGAGTAATTTAACATTACAGTCCTTTCTGGGAGCTATGCGCCATGAATAGGTTATAGCCGTAGCATTTCTGCTATAGCTTCAATTCTTGTTTGTTTAGTTGATTTACGAGTTTTGCTCATATATCCATCGGGATATAGAGTCATTTGGAAATAGTTTCTTTTTAGGTTTGTTAGTTTTGTTGGGTCTTTAATTTGAGCTAGTACAGCATCAACATCCGGTGTCTTTTTATTCTTAAGAGCGTATGCTTCTAAGATTTCATCCTTAAGTTTTACTTCTCTTGTTTCATCCAAAATAAACTCATTTGGATTAAGCCGACTAATAACTTGATTCATTGTCTTAGCCGCTTCTTCATTAGTTGGTTTATTCCAATCTAACGAGCCATCGGTTTTACGAACAGTCTGTGTATTATTTGGTTCTTGAGAAGCAATAACTCTAAGTTGATATTCTAACTCTGGTTTTGTTAATGTAGAAGCTTGGATGGTTTTCCAAGATTGCTCAGTTAAACCAAAAGAAGATTCAGAATTGTATGGGTTATTAGAGTTTTTAATGTAGTGTACAACATTAAAGTTTTGTTCTGGAATATTCCATACTGTAGTACCAGAAGATCGGCGGATTAAAGCTAACTCATCAGTACCAAAAATAGCATTTAACCAATCTTGTGGATCAGCGTCTACATTATTTTCTCTGAAGATTTGAATATCTCTTTTGTTTGCATCAGCAAAACTAGAATAAATACCACGAACAAAACCTTCAACAGCCCCAATAACCATAGGAGCTGCTGCTAATTCTGGCATTACATTAGAACCAGAAGGTATTCTTTCTTTAATTGTTTCTTCTATACCTTGTCCAACAAAACCCTGTTCTCGTCCTTGCATTGCAATTCTTGCTCTAAGAGGTAGCATTGAAGAATGTCCGGGTAAGAAATATTCTTCAGGTACTTCTTCTGGATTACTTGGAAAGTTTCCAGTATCTACATATAACTTGGGCCAATCAATATACCTAAAATCTGGATTCCGTGTAAGATCTTTATCATACACATATCTCATAAAATCTTGCTGGAATGTTGCAAGTTTTTCTTGTGGAATAGTTGATGGCTTTGCCAAATCTTCAATGGCTTCAGCAGATGCTACTGGAGTAGGCTGCGTAAAGAAAATAGATCTAGCAATCTTTGCTTTCTCTTGCTTTGCTTTTAGACCAGCTAGTTCAGCTGAGTCTGTGGCTGTAGCAGAATCAACCACTAGTCGATAATCTTTATTGGCTTCCTTAGAACGAAGCATATAGTATTGTCCGTTCTTGTAGTATAAATTAAAACCACTAGCAAGACCAGCTTCAACACCAGTAATAAATTTTTCGCTCTTTTCGGAATATAGAATTAAGCCTTTATTATCACCCTTTTGAACAATAAAATCAACTGGAGAAGATTTAGTAGCTCTTTCCATGTTGATATTTCTGCCAAAATCTAACTGTGAATTATCTTGGTAAATACGCATAGCGTTAAAAATATAACCAAGAAATTCTACATTTGTTTTTGCACCATTAGCAACAGCTTTATCAAACAACTGTTTTAAATTGGCATCAGTAAATAGTGCTTTGTTTTCGTCGTATGTTTGAACGCCATCAGCATCTCTTGCAATTTCCCACGCCAACTTCTTGGCTTTTTTTAATTGTGGGTCTGACATAACAATGTCATGGAATGCTGTGTTGTTTTGTGCAAAGAATGCTTTAGCTTCTTCAAATGTAGTTAGAGGGCTATTTACATTTGCTAAAGCTGCTGTCTTAACTGGAAGGTATGGTTCATTAACAGAATAAATAACTTGATCTGATGGCATAGGTCCAGCATTAGGAGCTGATGCAGAATCAAATGGAACAAATGTATAAGGATATACACCGCGTTCAGCTTCTAAATATTTAGACATTCCTTTTTCAAGACTCTTTCTATTGCCACCACTAGGATCTGTTTCTTGTGGAATATATAATAGAGGTGTTCCACTAGATGTCATTGGTGTAATAGCACCCAACTGTCGTGAACCTTTAGGTGTAATTACTTCCATATAATCTACACCAGAAGAGCCAGTTAACTTTGTAATTCTTATTGGGCGACCACCTCTAGGTGTTCCCATAAAATTATACATTGTTTGGCTATAATTGAAATCAGCATCAAACCAAGGAACTGCACCTTTATCTGAAGTAACTGGCAGATCTTCAAATACTTTTTTTGCTGCTGCCATTCTTGCTTCAAAAGATGGGGTGTATCCTTCTGCGAATACAATACCGTTTTTGCCTTTTGCTGTAGCTCTTTCCATTGCAGTTGGAGAAGCAGCAATAGTAAAACGAAGTAAATCAATACCAGAAATTGAAGTTTGAATTCTGGCTCCATTGCTATCTCTTGTCGTGTTTACAGCACCATCAAGCAAAGCTTCAAGAACTTCAACATCAACCTGTGGACTTAATTGTCTAGCAAAATTTATTGCACTGCTCTTAAAATCTTTACTTACAGCAACATTAGTACTAAGCCAGTTATTTCCAAACATATGAGCTTTAACTAAAGCTCTGTCTTTTTCTGTAGGATCTTTTAATAGCTCTCGTTTTTCTTCTGGTAGACCAGCAGTTTCTGAGGCTTTATCTAAAGATGCTTTTAAGTTTTCCATGTATGACATGTTAGGAGCATAAAGAATAAGAGGCATTCCTGTATTTGGATTTTTAGTTACTATGTAACCCTCTCTTCTTACTTGCTCATCAAGCAGCATTTCTGTTGCTCGTTTTCTAGCGTCAGGATCGCCGCCATATAAACCGGGATTGCTTTCTAATGTAGCAGAAACTCTAGCAAGGATAGGAACTAGTGCTGGATTTTCAGCCAATAAAGAAGCGGCAGAAATGTTTGGAGTTTCATCTATTAAGTTACCAGCCTTTGCTGTAAGCTCAAGACTTCCTTCTTCAATATCAGCCCCAAACTTTTTTAGTAAAGCGTAAGTTACTCCAACTAACTCTTCATACTTAGCTATATCTTGTGGGTTTTGAGCGGCATTGAAAATTGTAGTACCAGCTCTAAGTTGCTGAACTCTTTCAAAAGTTTTTTTCAATGCATCTCTTTTTAGACCAGTGATCTGACCTAATTGCTTAACATCAAAACCACTCTTTACATGCATACGCATCATTGATAGTTTTAATTGAAGATCTGAAGACAAACCCTCAATACGACTAATTGCGTTTTCAGCCAAATGATCTGGAAGTTTAGCTAGAACAGTAGCAACCCAAGCAGCTTGACCTGCGTTTGGTGTTTCTTCCTCGGCAATGGCTTTAATCATACGCTCAGTGTCAACTGTAAACTCTCCTGTTGCACTGGTTATCGCGCTATTCGGTCCATTAGCAAAGTTATCCATATCATAAAGAAGACTGAACTGTTCATTAGTATCTAATACATCTAGGTTCTCAAAGTTAATATACCAGTTTCCGTCTGGACCTTGATTAACAGCTGTTCTATTTTCACCAGTTAATGGATCTAACTTAGAAATCTGAGCATAAGAGCCATCTGGGTTTCTTGTAAAACCAACCATTGGCATATTATTTTCATCTAATGATACAGGCAAAGCTCCCATTGTAACTAAAGGCTGAAGCTTTGGATCTCTTGGGCCAATACCATTCTTCCATGCTGCCCAATTATTTTCATTTCGTGTAACGCCGTTGCTTGTTTTTTGTGACTCATACAACAACCTATTAGCAATCTGGTCGATATTACGCAGTTGCCGTCTTGCGTTTACTGCAAGATCCTGATAAGCTAAGCCCATGCCTTCTAGGTTTAAATCATCAGCAAAGTATTGATCACTTCCCAATACTTTAATTGCTTCAGTCTTAAAGTCTTTTCTTGTTTGCTCAACCGCACCACTAATAGAATCTACAAGTTGAGATCCGTTTATTCTTTTATCTTTGGTAGTTGCGTATAATTCAGTGCTTTTTGTGCGGTATATTTCATCTAACTTACTTTCATATTTACTAGCTAACTCTGTTACTCCGTTTTTCTTTGTAGTAATCAAGTAGTCTAAAACATTTCCATAAGTATTTAAGGCAATCTTTGAAGCGTTTTCACCCAAAGTATACCAATCAATATCAGCTCCTTCAATACCAATAGGCTGCTGTGCAAAAACAGTCTGACCTTCTTGGTAAATGTTAGCAACTTCTGGAGGAGTGAAAGCGGATCTTGGACCTGTTTCAAATATGGTTTGATCAATGGGATCTAAACCTTTATTGCCACTTAAAATGTTTTGTAGTGATTTCTGTACTTCTCTATCAGATATTGCCATTATTTAAATCTCCGAACATTGTTGGGTATTTTGACATAGCAGTATAAATAGCTTCAGCCAACTGCCGTTCAGATGTAATTCTTTTGCTATTAATCTCTCCTTTTAGACCACGCATAATCTGATCTTGGGGATTTGATTCTGGATTAATTGAGAAAGCTTCTCCCCATCTATCAATTGTAAAGCTACCCTGTTCAAGCATATTAGTAGCTTCCATTGCAGCTTGGCGTTCTTGCATAGAGATTTGAGATCTCTGTGCTGATACTCTAGTATCAATAGCTTCTTTAACTGGAGCTATTGCAGCATCTCTTACAAGAACTTGCTCTGCAAAAGAAGGTGTACCAAACTCATCATTAGGAAAAATTTGGGATCTTTTTTCAACAGCAAAGCCGGGAAGGAATGTGTTGTTTTGATCATAGACACCAATGCGTCCATTAACAACTCTTGATACATCAAACAAATTCATTTGTTCTAGTTTTAAAAGATCTGAAGTATGCTGATCTACTGAAACATCTGGATCAAGTTCATTTGTTGTTATAAACTTATTTAGTTTTTCCTGCAAAGACTTGCTGTATACTTGAGTTGCTTTGCTTAGATTGGCGTTTGCAACTGTTGTTGAAAGTTTTGCTAACTCTGGTTCTAATACTGCTCTCGCCCACTCAGGAGAGTTTGCTACTTTATCACGAAGGAAAAACTCTTTATTTGAGACACCATTAATATATCCCATTTCAATAAGAGTTACATTTATGAAATCGCTCTTAGCCCCGTCTAATCCTCTGGGGTGCATCTTTTCATAAGTTTTCCAATATGTGTTTCTAGCTTCATTAGATAAACCATTGATATTGGTATTTCTTTTCCAATAATCAAATTGTTTTTCTTTGTTGTTTGGGTACATTTTTGCAGCTAAAGAAGCCACGGTAGAAACAGAAGCAATATCTTGTTTATCAATTAGCTCTTTATTAACCTGATCGTTTTGATTTTTGGAACCAACACTTTCGGTTGCTATTTGTTTAAGAGAAGAGTATAGATCTTTCTTAGCCATTTATTTTCCTCTTAAATCTATTGTAGGATAGCCAGACCAATCAGGGCTTCCAAAGCCAGTATAACTATTAGTAGTTGTTGCCTGACCTCCGACACTGCTATTGTTTGTTTGACCTGAAGGTGGATTTCCGTATTTCATGTATGAATCAATACCAGTAGCTGCGGCCTGTAAACCAGCTTGAATCAAGCCTGTTGTTAGTGCTGCGCTAGAGTTATCGGCAATACCACCCTTAGATGGAATAAATACACCAAGATCTGGAGCAATTGTTGATGCTCTTTGAGCAAGACGAGCTTGCTGTTGGTTTACAATATCTTGATAAGCACTTCTATGGTTTAACTTTAGTGCAACCATGTTATTACCTAATGACTCAATGTTTTGTCTAAACAAAGCTCTGGCTGTTCCACTTGTTGGTGCTATGCCTCTGTTTGTTGTTGCTGATAAAAACTGAGCATTTACTTGTGCTGTTTGTTTACTTAGTGTGCTTTTCTGGTTTGAAAAGCCTTTATCTAAATACAACTCAGCCAAGGCTCTTTCTTTATTAGCAGCCTTTTCAATTTGCACATTTCTTTCAAGACTTGCTTGAAATTGGCGCATTGCGTTTCTATCTTGAGCTGCTTTCTGCCATTGGTTCTGAAAGTTAGCATTGCGCTGCTGGATTTCCGCAGCCATTGACTCTGCTTTTGCTTTGCTTGATGCGCCAAACGCACCCATTATTCCAGAAGCCAAAGCCAATCCACCCATTATGAATGCTGGCATGTTATTCCTCTTTCTATAAATGAGAGAATACTATCAATAGAAGAAGTTAAATCTTCGGTATACACTCTCATAATTTGTTTAGTATTCAGTGATGATAACCACTGTTCTGTATTTTCTATAAAGGGAAGTAATAAGGAAGAAGGAGATTCTAGTTCTAATAACTGCTTGTTTAATCTACACTCATCTTTAAATACTTTGTAAAGACTAGCAAGTTGTGCTATTTTATCTTTACGATCTAGTGCAATAACACCAGCTATTTTATTAGAATCAACATTCAAATAGGCTGGATACCACAGTTTAACCAAACAATTATCTATTGTTGGGTGGTATACAGGAGTTTCCCAATATCCGTCTATGTTGTGTTCTTCAACAGTGAAGTTAGGTATAAACTTATAACCATGTATAGGTATTCCTTTTTGCTTTGCTTGTTGCATTACAAAGGATGTTCCTGTCCGTGGTCCTAAGCCTGTTACAATAACTATACTCATTTTCTTTTGCGGTTTAAAATTGATTTACCAAACTTTTTTTCTTTTGGTTCTTGTCCGTTTAGTAGGATGGCTCCAGAAATTCTATCACCTAGTAAACCTAGGGATCTCTTGTTACTCATCCAATCTTTTATTTTATTCCTGTAATCTTCTTCTTGTCTTATTTCCATCTCTCGCTCTGGATCGACAGCCAATGCGTCTGTCCAGTGAGATACGGCTGCGCTAAGAACATCCACCCGGTCATCGTGTTTCAAAGCTCCACGCTTTTCTTGCATACGAGTGATTTGTATTTGATTGTCTTTATCCATTAATACTTGGATATCCATGACAAGACGATGCTGTGAAATGATTGGCTCTAAAGTTGAGATAATTCTCTTTTCCTTTTGACCAGATACACGATATTCTTCAATAGCAACTTGTCCACAGTGTTGAGATACAACAGGTGAAAGAATCTTTCCAAACATACCATCACCATAGTTCGACTCATATCGAATAAGGTTGATATCGTATTGGTTTACCAACTTGCAGATTTCCTTTAGGGTTGACATATCATAGCCACCCTGAATACCTAGTAGTTCATGGATGACAACATAGCCATGAGCGAACGATGCAACGCAAATCGCAGTCTCGTCCGCGCCTCTACCGGAGGGGTCGATAAACATAACAGTCTGTGAATACGGGACAAACTTAGGCTCAATGTGCATCGGTTCATATACAAGATCTCCCTTCATGCCGAAAGATGATACTCGTCTATTTACCACGCTCTTGGCATGGACAATCTTTACTGGAAAGACTTCTGGATCGACATCAATAACGATGAGGTCTTCCAATCGGAGGGGATATTTCTTGCTGTCTGCTGTTGTAGTTTTGAGTTTATAGTGGAGTTCAAAATTTGTAGGACCAATCTTTGCTTCAAGTTCAGCAAGTTTTTCATCCGAGAATCGCTCTGGCTGTGTCGAACAACCCGACTCCAAGCCCAATTGCAACACATAGGAATCAACATCTTCAATGTCCTCTGCATTATCCAAGTCTGGCATTACTGCGGGGAACTTGATAATCTTGTAGATACCACCTAGTTTGTTGTATACAGAGTCCTTGGATTGTGGTGTACCAAGGAATCTGATGGAGCAATCCTCGCCTTTGTTCTTGACATTCTCAAGCTCAAGGCAACGCTCCCATAGCTTCTCTCTAGCCTGTGGGCTATCGGAGTTCTCAGGGATCTCCACATCGTCACCGATGATCTTGTCTGCGTGTAGACCTGTGATCTGGGAGGTAATGCCTCTGGCTGTGACGGACAGATCCTGAGTGAACTTAGTTCTGTTGTTTACATTAAAACCAAAAGCACTATCCTTATCGGACTCCTGTGGCTCCAAAGCTCCCATGTATGGGACTAGAGTTAGGATGTTTCTGGTCTGGGATACGAACTTGATTGCCTTGTCTGCTGTGGCAGAAAGTACAAGTATTGTAGTATTTGGATTCCGTAGTAGAACCCAAGATACATAGCAAGCCGTAATTACGCTCTTACCAGCACCACGCCCTGCCTGTAGGATGTGATCATTAGGCCCGTCCTGTAGGCGATTGGCTATAGCATATTGGAGTGGGGTAGGTTCACCCAAGCCCAAATACTTAAAACAAAAATATAGATGATTACGGAAGTCGTCTATGACCTCTGGGGGTGGCTTCATGGCTTTGCGTCCTTTCTAAAGCCGCTAGGATGCCCTAGGATTGCTTTCTTGGTTTAAAACGGGTATACACCCATAAAGAACGAAGAATCGTTCCTAGGGCATTCTAGGGCCATTACTGAAAGGCTATCTTAAATCGTGTTTTGTTGTGTCTACAATACCTGTTAATTTATCGTAGTGTCTTAGTTTATGGCAGTTAGGACAAAGAAAAATACCTTTGTTTATTTCTTCTTTAAGTCTTTCAATAGAACTATAAGAAAGTAAACTACCAAGTTTTACATTGTCTTTGCTTATTGCTATATGGTGAAACTCTAAAACATTAGGTTCTATGTTCCAACCACAATCAAAACACTCTTTTCTTATTTCTCTAATATATTCTCTTTTTTCGTTTCGTCTTTGTTCAATATACTGTTTCTTTTTATTTGTATTTGCTTTAGTATATTGTTTATGATAATCGGGATTATAATCCTTTTTACTTTGTTTTTTCTTTGCGTTAATGCAGCGATTACATCTACAGCCTTTTCCATATCCTGTAATTCCGCTTAATTTTTTATACTTACAAACCATTTCTGGCTCCTTTCAGTAAGTAAAACCTAAAGGGAGATTTCTCTCCCAATAGGTTAAATTGACTTAAACTTAAAAGGCATTTTAGACTTCATAGCTTCTTCTAAAGTATCTAAAGATGAAGAAGGTATTCCATCTAAAGCTTCTCGGTTGTCGTTTATGACACCACGAATAATGGTGTACAAACCGGGTGTGCGCTTTGTATCATCATATAGATCTTCCATAAGACAATCCAAAAGCCTTTTATTTAGTTCGTTAATTAGTTCTTTATTCACTTCTTCTTGAATAGCTCAGGAAGCTTGCTTACTGGTACGACAGAACCAGCAATGTAGCCTACTGCAAAGAGCATAAGAGCGAACCAGATTGAACCTAGAAATGATGCCATATTATTTACTCACTTTCTTGTACGCAGCGTCAAAGGCGGGATCAGATGCCCGCATCACTGCTATTGCTTCACGAATGGTGGTTGGATCTGTATCATCCTTGGCTTCAGCTAGCACCTTAGCTTGCTGAATCTTTTTATCAGGAATGAACAGTCCTAATGAATAGACCACCTTTTTGATTAGAGTGCCTACTCCGGTATACCAGAGAAGGAAACATACACCTATGATTGCCAAAGCAATTGCGCCATAGGTAATCATATCCCCCCACCAAGGGGTAGTATCTTTTACATTGCCAACGGCTCCTGCTATGTCTGCGGATTCACCAATGATATTGTGGGCATGCTTATGGGCTACCTTGATATCACTGGTTCTTAGAATTGACATTGCTTCTTTTTGAATGTAATGATTACTGGTGGATATTTCTTCGGTTGAAGAGCATCCAGCCAAAAGAATTAAGCCGACAAAATAACGGATCATTTTGACTCCAGCATTTCGACACGATACTTCAGTGCCTTGAGATCACCAATAACTGTGATGATGCTCTTGCCGTTTTCAATATCTGCCTTTACCAGATCTTTTGTTATTTCCTTGAGCTGCTTTAGCTCTTCTGCGTTAGACTCAATGAGGGCTTCTCGTTTGCCTAACTTGACAATGACAGTTACTACACCAATGGTGAGAATAGCCAACTGCATAACAGAAACATAAATTGCAAGGTTATTCTCTGCCATAGATAGATCCTTATGCTAAAAGTTTACCAGAGAAAGAATGATATTCACCACCATTTAAAGCTGCATCGGTTGTTACAGTACCTAAATAAACTTCAATAGTATCGTTAGCAGCAAGAGATAGAATAATATTACCAACTACTGGAGAAAAGTTTAAAGCACCAGAAACAGCTGAAGAAGAAAAATAAGACGGGCCAACTTGTGTGTTTGGTGCGCCACCGCCTGTACCTTTTCTAAAGTAACAAACAATATAAGTATTACTACTATTATTTGGATTGTTGTTATCAGCCATTACACTGAAAGTAAACTCATATACACCAGCAACAGGAGCAGTAAATCTTCCTGTAGTGGGGTTGTAATTAGAAGCTACATCAGTAATTTCATTATTAAATACAATAGGACCAACAGTTGTTTGGGCTGAACCAGTATTTCTTGTTGCATAGAAAGCTGGCTGTGCTGTTGCTGAGATACGACCAGTAACTGAAATACCAGAAGAAGTAACAGCTAGATATTCTGAAGAAGAAATACCTAGTGAAATGTATCCGGGTTCTCTGTTACGAATAATAAGATCGGTTGCGTTTAGCTGAAACAGCGCGCCATCTGTTGCGGTTGTTCCGCTAGCACTGTTAACTATTTGAATTGTTGGTGATATAGCACCATAGACACTCAATGTTGTGCTTGGAGCGGCGATACCAACACCAACGCGATCATTGGCAGCATCAACAACAAGAGTAGTTGTATCGACTGTCAATGCACCTGTAACGCTGGCTGAAGCGAGTGTGGTTGCCCCTGCGCTAAGTGTGCTAGATAGAACTGTAGCACCAGTGACATTAAGTGTACCAACGATTCCAGTGTTTCCTGTGGTATCAGCTACAGTAAAGACACCACCATCCATAGTAAGACCACCGTTTAGTGTAGTTAAACCAGAAACAGTTAGTGTAGATGTTGCGGTTAAAGTTGAATCAGCTGTCAAAGTATTCTGGAATACGGCAGCACTAGTAAATGTCTTAGCTCCGTTAATTGACTGAGCTTGGTTTTGATCTAGATTTACATAGTGTGATTCAATAAAACCTTTATTTACTGCGCTTGTTGTTTCGCTACCAAAAGCTGTTGTTGGGTTGGCAAGATTGATAATCTTGTTTGTTCCACCCATGTCCAAATCATTACCAATTGTAAATGATGGAGCAGAAGAACCAGAGATATCAGAACTGCGTAGATATTCTGATTCAATCTTATAGATTACTTCTTGAGTAAGCTTTAGTAGCTGATTAACCTGTAGGTTTAATTGCTGGCTTGTTAATCGTGAACCAGCAGACCAAGACACATACGATGTATTTGATACAGTCTTGCGTCTAACTACAATAGCTTCACCACTAGTAATAGTAGGAATAGTGTAAGTTAGACCAGCAAGAGTACCTTTTTCAAAAGTATATGTTCTTGTGTTTGGTGCTACAGATGGTGTAAGAGTTAAGATTGTTTTGGTAGACTCGTTTACAGTATAGTCATCTTTGTTTACAATAAAGATTCTATGTAAGTCATGTGTACTAATATTATCTTTAATGTTAACTGTTACAGGACCGGGTGTAACCGAAGCTGAAGTTGGGAGTGAAAAAATTCTTTCTATTTCCAACTGATCTTTGTGTGGAATACCTGATTGAAGATTTAATGAGGTATAACTAAAAGTACCACCAACTGTCCATGAGCCACTTACTGAAGTGACTTCATTTGCTAAATTATTGTATGTCATGTATACTCCGTTATGTTATTGAAGTGTATTTCTGCTTGAACTTACCCTTGAATTCCATGTTCGTAATATTGCATGGGGTTGGATAAGAAGAAACAATAGATATACTTGTGCTATCTGAATAGCCGTATATCTTTGCTACAAACTCTCCCTGATTGTCTGTTGTCTCCAGAGGGAGAGTATCTTCTCCTGCGGTAAAGTCTACCATTGGAGCGGCAAACTTAGAAACCAACGGAGTACGACCACGATGTGTAACCTGAATATCGTAGTTACCTGTGTTAAAGTGCCTAAAGATACCAGTACGAATATTCAATACACCGTCAATTATATTGTTATTTTCGTCACGAACAAACATAGTACTCAAAGTAACCGTCATATCAAAAAGAGTACCAAAGTAAATATAATGGTCATTATCAGTTGGCTGATAGTCTCCATTTACATCTACTTCAATATAGTTTGTTGTGCCGCTTTTAGCTAAAGGAGCTAAAACAGTAAACTCTTGGTTTCCCCAAGTAGAATCCAATACAAGCCTACAAGGTGGTGCAGCACCTAGTGGATAGTTTAATGATGGTATCCTAAATGTTGTTATTCCTGTTGCGGGATCATAACGAACATTGTAATTAGTAGGCATTGTAGATGCATTATAAGGAATTAAACGAAGACGCAGCAATGAATCCAAGCGTGGTACATTGATTTCTTCATTTATCATCTTAACACGCATTAACATATACTTATCATCAGCTAAGACTAGCGCATATAAGTAATTCTTATAACTTTGAATACTCTGAATATCTATAGTTGGAACATAACTATTAGTCTGTGTATCTAATACAAATCTAAAGAATGAGTTTTGAATTACTTTTTCTGCACTAAAGCGACTAGTGTAAAGATAGATTTCGTTAGGAGCATCGGCATTTACAATTGCTACTGTATCCTGAGCTGGTGCAGTACAGATATCTCTATAGTTTGTTGGTAGATAATTTGCTGCTGAAGCCGAAACTTCTACAGCAGACGAATATCCCATTGCGTTTTTTCCAACAAACAGATACAAACGCCGTGGTCCAAAGAAGTATAGACGAGAACCAATCAACTGAGGCTCTGCAATAGTAGCTGTTGAATAGTAAGTTACAGGAGATACATTGACATTTGTTGGCGACAACTCTGTTCCACTAGCTGGAGCTAACTGGAACTGTGTACTTGCTTTGGTATCAACAAATAAGTAATCTTCAAACGGAATCATACTAGAAATTTCAGCGTATGTGTTAGAAGAAATACGAATGTCAATGGGGTCTGTGGTTACAATGTTGGTAGGATCATCAATAAATAGATTCTCATACTCACCCATCTGTGAACAGAATACCACATCATCCGCAGCAAACCAAAGTCTATCCTTAAAGACCGCGATAGAATGGATCTGAACTTGTCTTAGTTCCTTTTTATCGACTGTCTTGAAGATACTTGGACCGGGGTTGCTATCTTTTGTTCCTGAAGTTCGTGGTGTCCACTTCATTTTCTCAACAGACCAAGCTGTTACACCGCCGTCTACAATAGTTACTTTGATTCGCTGAGGCATTCTACGGGGATCAATGTAAGAATGTTCATCAGGTGTTCTAATCTTTTGTAGGTATGGTCTACCTTGGCTTGTTATAGCTGTACGACCAGCTCCACTACTTGTATAAATGTTTTTGGACGAGTCGTAATAGAAAGTTTGTTCTGAAGGATTCCAAGAAATAACACGATAGTAGCCACTTGTTGTATTTAGATATGGATTTAATGTATAATAAATCTTACCACGACCGTCAATGATGTTATTAAAGTCGGTGTCTTCATCATATAACAGACGAAGCATATCTCTAGCTTTTACATCGCTAGTGGTTAAATTTGAGTTATTGGCATACCAATCATCTTTTTCTGGTGGTAGTCTGATTTCTGAGAGATCGTCTACTCGCTGGCCAAGATATGCGTATGTGCTGTTAAAATAAAAGTAATCATCAACAGAAATATAATCAGCACCAGTAAGTGCAATAGAGTATTGGCTTGTACTATCTGGGTGTGTAGTCCAAGCAACGCTTACAGTGCATTCTCTTGTGCTGCCAATATAATCAGAAATAACTCTTGTTTGTCCTGAACCAGTACCAGCTGTAATCGTTATAGACATACCATTATAAATATCGTCTATTGTTGAGGCAGTGGTTGCTAATGTAATTTTATTTGAAGCCCCTGTTTGAGCCAAACCAATAATAACACCCGGTCGCCATCCTAATAGAACATCATCCGTTGTGGATACACGACCGTCTTCACCGACATCGTATACTTTGGCTACCTTTGCTGCGGTATAATAAGTAACACGCTGCCCTGCTGTGTCAATGTTTCCTGAGACTGAGCCATCTAGATTAAATAAATAACCATCGGTATCTGAACTAAATCCAGCAGATACATTTGTATTCAATACAACAATATTAGCTCCCAAAGAAACAGCCTTAAGGGATTCCTTAGCTGTCTTTGTGGGAGTACCATATGTAATATAAGCGCGACTGTCAGCGTTAACTACGCCCAAAGCAGCAGCGGCTGCATAAGTCGGAATAGAATTAGCTGTTTGATACGCTATTACTGTGGCGTTTCCGGGTGCGATATCTGTTGCCCATTGGGTTTCTGGGGTAAGTTCGTTCCATGTTCCGTCTGGTTTGAGTTGGAAGACATAGAAGAGCTTATCAGCATCTCCAGTTGCATCATAGTCAATAATGACAAGATATGTGTTATCATCGTTTATGCTATACCAATAATAAAAAAGGTCATGTCCTGTTGGGAGATTATAAAAATGATACTTTGTACTATCTAAAGTAAAATCCCAACCGGGTGTACCATCAATGAGATTAATTGTATCTTGAGGAATAATTTCAAAACCAGCTCGCTTTTCCAAGCCGCGCTCAAGAGATACCAAAGCATTGTCAATACGCTCTGCTTCATTTGGCTGTCTCTTGTTAGCTGCATTGGTAGCAACTGAGTTGAGATTGTTTACGGGGATTTTTGTGCTAACAAGACCACCCCTTGGTCCGCGTCTTCGTATTGCCATTAAATACCTCTGCTATGCCAGTAGCGGAATCTATTTGGATCACTGAAATAACGAGATCTAAATGCAGCATCTCTTAGAATACTAGATGAAGAGAAGATATTCTTTCTCTTATCGTTGATATCAGCAGCTCTTCCCTTGATGTTATAGACCTGTTCCTGATAGCCCAAGAATGCATCAGTACCTTCATCACCCTGAGTAATGCTCTGATACTGACGCATTGCTGTAGCTAGGACTGCTCGTTGAGCTGTTGTGTCTAGATTTTCCCAAGGAAGTTTCATTGTAATTTCTACATAATAAGGAGCTGAGTCAGCAGCCCATATATCGGTATTGTCGGTAATATTCCAAAGTTTTGGGGATGGTCCTGTGTTTGAGATACGCGCCTTAATAAGATAATTATCATCATTAAGGTGTCGTGACACAAGCTCAGCAGCGATTAGACCTTCTTCGTCTGCGTTTGAAATAGGTAAATAAATATAACCAGAAGTATCTGGTGTGAACTTACGAACATATTTATTATTTGCAAGACCTCTTAACTGAAAGTCAAGACTGACTTGCTCAAGAATGCTATCGGCAATTCCGGTGTCAATTCCTGATTCGCCTTCTAGGTCGGCTACAAGGTTTTCACCTGAAGCCAACAGCATTTGATTAATTGCTTGTAACTTAGT